GCACTCCCGGAACATGACCTCACTGCTCTTGTACCCTAAGATTTTTCGAGGATAGTTGTTAATCCATTCCTCCGTGGCCGCGATCTCCGCCGCGCTGACCTTGGAGAAATTTGTGCCTTTCGGATGCCGCCGCCTGATCATGCTGTTGGCGTTCTCGTTGCTGCCACTCTCCCACAAGGAATACGGATGGCAGTAGTATGGTTGCCGCGCTGGCGCACAGGCCGTCGATCTTCGCCGTCACCGCCGCCGGGTGCTGTTCAAGCTGGTTGCCGATGGCCTGCGCTGCGAACACGTCGCCGCCGCTGTTGATGCGCACCGTGATCTCGTCCAGCGCTCCCAAACCGGCCAGTTCCTCCGCAAACTGCTTCGGGGTCACCTCGTCGCCCCACCAGCTCGTCTGCGAAATGTCGCCGTAAAGCAGCAGCTCCACCTTGTTTCCTGCCTGATTGCAGAATTTCCAGAATTTCTTGTTTTCGGGCATTTCTGTTTTCCTCCTATTCTCCCGCCGTCTGCGCTTTTCCGATCTTGTCCACCTCGCGCTTGCGCTTGGCCTCTGTCATGCGCAGTTTGATGTTGCGGTTGTAGTCTCCGCCGGTCATTTGCGCCGTCTCCTCCTGCGCCGTGCTGAAACCGGCATCCACTCGCTTGATGGCGGCATCCACCTCCTGCACGGGGTTCAGGTTCGTCCGTGCCGGGCCGTTCCACGCGCAGGCCGTGTACGCCTTGCGCCGCGCCGGGTCGGCGAAAAAGCCCGGCGCGTGGATACGCCCACGGGCGACCGCCTCTGCAAACCACTCCTCATAGACCGGCTGGCAAAAATCGTCCGTGAACCAGTCCCGCTGCATACTACAGGTGCGCCAGAACTCGTTGAGTGCGCCGCGAGCCGCCGAATAGCTGGTGGTGAACTGCTTCATCATCACTTCCGGTGGTATCTCCAGCCCCGCGCCGATCAGGCGGATGGTTGCGTTCGTGAAGTCGTCGTACCCGGTGTTTGGGTGCTTCGGGTCTGCAAACTGCACCTCTTCGCCGGGGTTCAGGTCAATGATGGCCCCCGGCCCCAGCTCGATGCTGCTCTGGTCTGCGTTGTCAATCAGCTCCTCCGCCGGTATCATTTCTCCAAACGGTCTGCCGTCCGACGGGTTTTGTGACTTCACGAACACCGTGAACATGGCGCTGATCACCGCTGCCGTGATCTCCGCGTCCGTGTAGCGTCCAAGCTGTTTCAGGCTCTCCAGCACGGGGGCCAGCAGGGGAACGCCCCGCCGCTGGCCGATGCGTTCGCGGCTCATGATGTGCAGCACGTTCCGCCGACCGGTTGTATCGCCGTAGGCTTCTACTCTTTGCCACGTCAGCCCCGCCGCGTCCACGGCGCTGTTGCTGCCCAGCGGATGCCGGTTGCATATCCAGTATGCCGTCACCATTCCGTCCGCGTCGGTCTCCACGCCCTGCACGATGTTCTGCACTTCGTAGCCCTGCACGGTACATGGCATCAGCCGGTCAAAACCGTCCGGGCTGCATACTCGGTCTGCCTCGATCAGCCGCACACGCAGGTCATACGGCGCTCCCGCCTGATGCTTCATAGGTAGCAGGGCAATGGTGTCGCCGTTCATCAGGTAACTCAAAAAGGCGAGCTGCTGGAGCTGATAGAAGTTGTCCATTCGCTCTGCGTCGCATACCGGCGTGTCCGCCCACAGGGCGAACTCCCGCACAATCTGCGCTTGCAGCTTCTCCGCCGCCGTCTCGTCCAGTCCCAGATAGTCGCTGTCAAGCTGCGGCGCAGGCATCAATCCGCCTGCTACAACGTTTGTCCGCATGGTTTTCAGCGCCGCCGTTGCCGTTGGGATGCCCATGTAAGCGTCTCGGCTCCGCTGCCGCAGAATGTCGATGTTGTCCTCGATGTCCTCCTTGGCGCTGCCGCCGTGGTACATCCAGCCTCTCATGCTCTTTTTCGTCAGGTTGGCTCCGTAGTTGCCGTACCCGCTGTTGATCACGCTCAGTGCGGCCCTCGCCGCCGCCCGCTTCGCCGCGTGGACGGGAGCCACGGCCATGATTGCCCGGTCAAGGATATTCGGTTTCTCCATGCGCTCCCTCCTCACACGTCGCGGGCCACGGCACGATAGGCGCGGTTTCGTCCGCCGTGCTTATCCTCTGCCTCCGCCTCGGCCAGCTTTCCGGCCCAGTATTCCATTTCCTCGCGCACCCGCTTCAAGTCAGCTCGTGTCAGCATACGGCTGCCAATCTGATAGCTCTGGCCGGTGGCGATGGCCTCCTCCGCCGCCAGCCATGTGTTCAGTTTCTTTTGACACATTTCTTTCGTAAAGATTGCCAATTAAATCCCTCCTCGCCTCCGGCGGCCCGCCGGACGTTTTCTGATAGGTTTTGCGATCTCGCCCTCCTGCAAAATGGGGTTGGCGATCTCCAGCGCCGCCGTAGCGTAGTTGCGCAGGTCAAGCGGCTCGTTGCGCTTGTGCTTGCTGTCTTTCAGCTCCCACGCCACAACGCTTCTGCCCTTGCGCCAGCGCACCACCATTTTCTCGGCTGTCAGGCCGATAAAATACTGCTCGTCATAGCCCGCTTCCTCATTGAGTGGGAAGTGGCAATAGTTCGGCCCCTTGGTCTCGTGCCGCAGTCGTTGATACAGCATGGCCTTTCCCGCGTCCACGCCGATGATGAACAGCGGCGTTTTCACGCGGTTGTTAGTAGTGGGATTTCGGATATACGGCACATCCGCGCCGCCCTTGCCCTTGATCGACCATATCTTTCGCTCCCACCGTTCCGCCGTGAAGCGGTATACCTGATCTGTGTGGTGGCCGCCGGTGTCGATGCAGGCGCTCATGATGTGCAGCACCGTCCCGTCTTTTTTCTTGAAGCCGCCCAGCAGAAAATTGTCGAGGTCTTGCCATACCTGCTCTTTCAGCATATCGCCGTATATCTTCTGGTAGCGGATGCCCCAGCTCTCCTTGCCGATGCCCCAACCGACCACCTCTACCTCGAAGCGGTCATCCTGCACGTCCACACCGGCTGTCAGAACCAGCACTCCCTCCGGCACGTCCGCATCGTACAGCTCCCGCCGGTTCAGCAGCGCGGCATCCTCCACCTGCTCGCCCTGCTCCTCCCACGTTTCGCCCAGCTCCGTGTTCACCCAGACTTTCATGCCCTCCGGGTTTCCCTGATCAAGCTGTTCCTTTGCCACAAGGAATTTCTGCACGATCTCTTTCCATGAGCAGAACGTTGAGGCCAGCGTATTCAGGTGAAAGCCCCGCGCCTCCGCGCCGGGGTTCTCCGGCACAAAGCGACCGCGCTTGCTTGCCTGCTTCCACTTGTATTCTCCGTTCACTACACCGCAGCGCTCGCACTTATACAGCACCTCGCCCTGCGGGTCGTCCTTGTCAAATACCACGTTGGCCCACACGAGGGGTTGATACTCCCCGCACTCCGGGCATGGCACGTTCCATTCCTCCCGCGTGGACTGGTTGAACTCCGTTTCGATGCGGCTCTGGCCCTTAATGACCGGCGTGGAGACGATCACCGTCTTTTTGTCCCAAAAGGTCGTCTGTCGCTTCTGGGCCAAGGATAGCGGGTCGCCCTCCGTTCCGGCGCTGGCCGGATAGCGGTCAACCTCGTCCGCCAGCAGCACCTTGATGGGACGGCTGGCAAGGCCCGTTGCGCTGTTCGCGCCCACGATGGTGATGTGGCCACCGGGGAAATTCTTCTTCATGATGGTGTTGCCGGAATAGCGGCTTTTCACGTCGATCTTGTCCCGCAGCTCCGGCGTGTCCCGTATCATGGGCGCGAGCCTGTCTTTGGAAAAGGTCTGTCCCATGTCCAGCGTCGGTTGCATCACGAGGATGGGAGCCGGGGCGTAGTCCATGTAGTAGCCCAGCGGATTGAGGATGAAAGCGTCGGTCTTGCCGATCTGCGCCGCGCTCATGATCACCACCTTGCGGATGTGCGGGTCGCCGATTGCGTCCATGATCTCCCGCTGGTATGGTGCCTTGTCCGTGTGCCAGCGCCCCGGCTCCGCGCTGCTCTCCGCCGACAGCACCCGGTATCGGTCTGCCCACTCCGAAAGCGTCAAAGCCGGGGGCGGTTTCAGCACCGCCGCGCACCGTGCCAACAGCTCCAGCGTCGGCTTTGGCAGATCAATGAGCTTTCGCTTTTTCATCGCTCTGCTTCCCCTGCGGCCAGTAGCGCTCATATTCTTTTCTCACGCAGCGAGGAAACATACACAGCACCTTGTCCTCGCTGGTCTGCACCCGCCACACGCACCCGCTACATGGGTGTTTCTTTTTCTTCTTCTCCATCGTCCTCACCGTCCTCCGCCGCAAAGGCCACCCGGTAATCGCTCATTTCCTCCAGAATTTCCTCGATGGCCCCTTTCAGCTCGTCAAAGATACCCGTCTGATCTCCGCCCATGGTGGACAGGGTGGGGGAGAGCTTGGCGGGTAGCGCCAGAAAGCGGCTGCGGATGTTCAGAAACATGGACTGGATGCCCCGCTCAATGTCCGCCGTGCGGTGTACCTCGCCCCGCCGCAGGTCGTTTTCCATTTCCGCCGCCTCACGCTTTGCCCGTGTCAGCATCATGCGCTCGTTTGTCAGCGTTTCCTTGCCCGCGCCGCCGATGTAGGTGATGTACCGTGCCACTGTCGGCTGTAACTCGTAAAGCCCCGGTCGGGCCTCCACGATCACGCCCTCGTCCCGAAGCTGGCGCACTCGCCGCTCCGTCAGGCAGAGCCATTGCGCCACCACCTTGCTTGTGTACAGCTTCATTGGCTTCATTCGTTTCGTGCGATGCTGGCGTTTGCCCACATCGCTGCTTCTTCCAACTTCGTATTGGCAAGGCTCTTTTCTCTGCTGTCTGGGCAGCATTCCTCGATCAGCTCTGCCAGTTCCCGCGCCTTTGCACGGATGCTCTCGTACCGCTCCGACTGGTCTCCTTTCGGGGCGTGATAGGTGTAAATATTGTCCAGCTTTTTCATGCCATGTTCTCCTCGTCGATTTCCTCGCCGCCGTCTATGTCAGGCACGTCCACCGTTCCGGTGGCTCTCATGCGCAGCAGCTCCAGCTTCTCCCGCTCCAGCGTCGTGCGCTTTTCGCTCTCCTCCAGCGCCCGCAGGCTGTCCGCGATCTTGGCGATGCGGCCCTGCACCTTGTATAACGCCTCCTGCAATTTCAGCACACGGCTGAACGCGCTGTCCTTGCTGTACATTCCCATGCTCTGTAAGGCACCGTCCTGCTTGTCCTTGCCGCGTCCGCCCGGCACTCTCATGTCCATCAGGCTGTTGATGTACAGGCTGTCCTCCGGGGCTGCCTCATACTCCGCGATTTTGGCGAGTATCTTATGCTCCCGGAATTTCAGGATTTGCATTTCATGCTCCAGCGCGGCGCGGCTTCCCAGCGGTGTTCGCTGTACGATCTCCCGCTCCGCGTCCGAGAGCATATCAAAAAAGACGGCGCTGTACGCTCCGTCCTTTTCTGCGTTCTTATTTCCCGCCGGTGCGCCCGCATGGCTTCCGGCAGCGTTTTTCTTTCCTGCGCTGTTGCGGTTTCCCGGCTGACCGCCCCGCCGCTTCTTTGGCAGAGCTTCATCCCACTTGTCCGCTGCTTTCCAATTCCGCAGGGTTTGATAGCTCACACCCTGCTCCTGCGCCAGCTCCCGCAGGCTTACTTTCTCACCCGCCGCCTTGCGGGCGATGTATGCAGCCTTGGCGGTGTCGCGCGACTTGCTCCGCTTCGGCATTTCACACCTCCAAATAGCTGTGCGCCCCGCTCGGCCTACGGAAATATCCCGCGTAGGAACGCAGGGCTTCGACCGGCGCAGGGCGCACCAATGGCAAAGCCCGCAGCGTTTCCGCCACGGGCTTTATTCCACGGTATGATATTATCACGAAAAACCTGCGGAAGTTGCTAATCCCGAAAAATTTTTTCGGGCTATCCGCCTTAATATCCGCTGACCTCTTTTCTGCTCAAATAGAGAACGTGTGATATGTAGTATTCAAGTGCGCTCCCCGCATCGTGGTTGACCTGTTCCTGTATCTTCCACAGGACTTCTTTTTCATAGTCAAAAAGCCCTGTCAGTCCGGGACATCTTATCGTTTCGTTGCACAGGCTTTCCACATTGTACCTCAATGCCAGCCTATCTTCACATCCTCGCATCAAGCCCGCGATCAGGCAGGCCCGCAGCGTGTCCTTAAAATTCCTTGTGTTCTCCAGTTCCCACATCGGATAGGTTTCTATAAACCTAAACCTGCATCGAGGAATATCATAGTGCGCGAAGATAGTATGCTTCTTTCCCGAAGTGTGCGCAAAGCCCCATTTTTTATCAAAGTCTCGGTAGGCTGCAACAGCCCCACCATAGTTCAGATTTCTAAGCGACATTGCGGCGCAACGTATCGCCGCTTCCTCGTCCGCGCGGTACTCCAAGATAACGTTCTTTCCTTTTTCCGTAAGTCGGAACAAACGCCCCCTGTGCTTTCTCCGGTCGATCTTAACGCCGCCGTTAAGCAGCTTTTTGGCGAGTGTGTGCTTGTTCCCGCTTTTTGAAACGCCGTGTTCTTCGGCAAGTTTCTCCATTTCTTCCCTCGTATAAAGCTCCGCCATTTCCTCGCACGGCTCCAGCGGCGCAATCAGCCCACTTTTCCGCAGAGCTGAATAAGCCGTACTCTTTTTCCCAAAGTCAAGATAGGAAATATCCTCATCCGAAAACGGTCTTTTTCTCTCCATGTTAAACAGAAGTATTGCGTACACAAGTCCGCGAGGGTCAGCGTGTCCATCTCCTGCCAGCGTCTCGAATGTAGGCAGCCCTGCCGGATATAACCATTCCCGCTCGACCGTCATATCTTTTTGGCGGTATTCCTCCGCAGGAGTTCCATATTCGACATCTGCTTTTTGTTCTTCTTTGGCTTTCCCTGTGCCGTTGTTAAATCCGTCCCAGAATGCCCTTACCAACTCCCGCAACACTCCCATGATACGCCGCCCTTCCTCTGCACATTATCCCTCGTCACCGCGTTCTCCGCCTCGGCATATTGTAAATCTTTTCGTCTTTTTTCTCTGCTTTCTTATATTTTGTGAATCTTTATTACAAGATTATCCGTAAAAAATGGTATTGTCAAGCAGAACAGGGGGGGCGGCTTATGAAAATATATGATTACTCCGGGCGGGCCAATATCTCCGGCGACCGAATACATCAGGCGCGAACTACCCAGCGCCTATCCCAAGATGCCCTTGCCGCCAAGATGCAGGTCTATGGTGTCGGTCTGGGGCGAGAGGCAATCAGCCGCATTGAGACCGGCGACCGCTTTGTGACCGATTATGAGCTTGCCATCTTCGCCCGCGTCCTCGGTGTTTCTCTCGTATGGCTCACTGGCGATCTGGAACAGAAAGAATAATAGCGGAACTGCCTACAGTCTGTTGGCGGTTCCGCTTTTCTATTTCCCGTTGCGGCATCACCGTCCCGCTCTCCCTCTGACCATTTTCGTGATGCCACGAAAATGATACCCGCCGCCAGACGCTTCATCGCCGCCGACCTCGCCGCAGCCCGCAGCCTCTCGCGCATACGCAAGCGCCCGCCCGTTCCATATTACAGCCGCCACCCGCACACCCGCAAGCGCACGTTTCCGCGCCGCCCACGCAGCGCAGCGCCGTTCATCACTTCACACCGTCCCGTCGCCAGCGTCAGCCGCCGCATAGGCGGCTTCTTTTTTGCCCAAAACCGCCCCGTTTTCTTCCTCTGTCGCATTTTTGACCCCCGCCAACTTTTCCCGCCCCCGCTCCCCGGAAGCGATTTTTTGACCTCATACCTACAAAAATTTTGGGCTTCCGAACCCGCAAAGGACGACCGCCGCGCCGCCAGTACCTCGCGCGGGCGCGTTTAGAATTTCGCGCGG